AATTTGTCAAACTCTTGATATTGCCCTAGAGTTATTTCATTTAACGTTGTTGGTATGCTTAACTTAACTTTCATATTAATATATAAACTTTTTAATTTTATTTTAGTAACTAAGATACAGTATATTTTCCTCTATTTGGGTTTTGTAATTGATAACCTACTGCATATCTAACAGCATCTATTAAATGATTGTATTTATCTATTGGTGTGTTTGACTTGCGTTCTAACCAACGATAATTATTTAGTTCCTTAATTAAGTTAGTGCTATCTGGACTTACTACAATGTCATAGTCCTGTAATAAGCTAATTCCATATGTAACGCTTCCTTGCCCTTTTATGCTAGGACGCACATTACAACCCTTTGCTTTTATTTCGCTTAGTAGTCTAGGCTCTGCACTATCCCCAACGATTAAACCCTCTCTAGCGTGTTTTAAATTAAGCTGTGCTATTTGTGACGTTGTTAGTCTTTGCAAGTAGAAACATTCCTTTAAATATATTCGTTTGTTAGAACTATCTATATTGACCTCAACCAATGTGCTAGGGTCTGCTGCGAAACCATAATCTTGACCCCATACGCTTGTGCCTATATGCTTGAACTCTCCTACACTCCAATTATTAAATATAACCCCCTCTGCTTTGTTTAGCCACGCTCCTAACATTTGCTGTTTGTATTTCTCTGGGCGTCTTATCTTCATTTGCTCTATTTGGTCTATATAGCTTTTAGATAAGTTGTCTATATTGTCTTGGTAGGTTGTATGTATATAAGTTGTATTTTCTTTAACTATATTGCTACCCTCTTGCACACCTCTATCTTCAAAGAAACGTCTATATATAAAATGCTCTTTTGTAGTTGGGTTTAGTATTAATATTATTCTGTTTGGTTTGCCTTGTTGCCTTACTGACAAATCAATAGTGTCAAACTTTTGTTCATCAACTAATTCTTCTGCTTCATCAACAACCCACGTTGTAATCCCTTGTAAAGATTTAAGGTTAGCTGTCTGGTCACCGCTTGATGTTTTTATCCCTCTGAATATTATTTTGCTCCCTGTCTTTTTGTTTAGTATCTCGTCTTTGGTAATGTGAAAGTCTGCTATTGAGCCGAACTGCTCTAGCTTGTCTATAAATTCTGGAATGATTGAGATGTAAGCTGAGGTTAAAGTATAACGTGTAAACAGTATCGTGTGACCTTGTTCGTATGTTAGCATCACTAAAAGGGCGTTTACTGAAAAAGACTTTCCAGAACCACGCCCACCACTTACTATAAAATACCTACTGTCACTATCAACAATAGGCATATATTTCTTTTTTACTTTAATCAACGAACTTTATTAAATCTCTAAAATTGATGTTTAAACCCTCACTAGAGTTAATATCAACACTCTCCTTAGGTTTTCCATAACGATAGCTTAAATACAGTTGTACGGCTCTCATATCGCCTTTAGCTACTAATTCCCCTAGTTTACTTATAGCTTCGTCTTTGTCTATTATAGCATCTAAGCGTTCAATTAGTTTTATCTCATCTGCTTTAGGTTTACGTCCAGCTCCCTCTCTAGCACCCCCATTATTTTTTCTGTTATCCATATTGAAATAAATTGTTTAATCAATCCTATTAATATATAAACAGAATTATTTTATTTTAGCACAATACAGGGTTTTTAACTTTCTTGTTTAGTGTAGCACCTTTTATTTCTGGTATTGTCTTACGCTTTACTCTTGTCTTTATTAGTGCGTTAAATGGGTCTAGTCGTGTTTGTTTAAATTCTTCTACTGTTTCTATATCCCAGCCTGTTAAAATGTCTACAACGTCTTGTATTTCTTTTATAGTTTTGTTTGTTTTTATTTCTTTTTTTATTTTGTCTTGTTCTGAATTAAAAAATGGTTTAGATAATACTAGTCCTAGCTCTCTTATTATTTGGTCGTGTTTCTTTTTATCTTCAAGGGTTATTACATCTATGCTATTAACGTGGTGCAGTATGTTGCAGTGGCTTTTTTTAATTACATCGCCCACCTCTCTAAATGTAGCTCCACTCTCATAGGCTAGTTTACTAAATACCTTTTTAGCATAAGAGTAATTTCTTTGTCTTGTATCTAATGATATATCTAAATTGAACTTTTTATTTACTGCTTCTTTTATTGTTTCTAATTTCATATTTGTTTTTAGTTAAATTCTGCGTGTTCTAAACACTCACTACATAAATCTGTTTCTAGCCATTGAGAAGCACCGCAGCAATTAGAGCCTATGTGTTCTTCTGTATGTGGATTGTCTATTGCGTATTGTACTATTTGTTTTGGTGTTTTCATTTTGTCTATATTTTATTGTCTATAACTTCTATCAAGTGTCTAAGGTCTGAACGTTCCCATTCTCCTAGTTTAACTCCGTTTATATTAAATTTAAAATAATCTTTTCGCTCTGCTTTTTTTACTTCTATGTTTACGTACATATTAATCTATTTTAGTGAATTCTGCTATTTGGTTTTTATTATGTTCTTCTTTGTTTTGAAAGTAGTTATCAACTAGTGCGTCAATCATTACCAGCTCATCAATACTAGCTGTTTTTATTTTGTGAATTAAGCTGTCTATTTTGTTTAGTACGTTGGTACACATTTCTGGGTTGTTGTGGTATACTGTATTAAAACCCTCTTGATATATTCGTTCCAATAGTTTTGATGTTTTATTTACTTGTAGCTTTACGTTCTGCTTAAACCCTACGCTGCCTTTTAAGTCATCGTTTGCTTCTAGTAGTAATTGGCTTATTAATACACATTTTAAATAAGCTAAATGTCTTTCATTTATTGGCTCATCATAAACCCCTCTTACTTGTTCTTGGTGTTCTAGTTCTTTTTGTTCCATTTGTTTATAGTATTCTATTTGTTTTTTTCTATCCATTGTTGTTGCTGCTCTCTTAGGTATTCTATTTCACGTCTTAAATAATCTGCTGCTTTTTCTAAGTCTTTTAACTCATCGTCTTTTTTTCCGCTTCTGCAAATATATTTAATTATATTCCCTCTATTGAAGTTTAGCTCATAATCTTTTATAAAGTCTATAACGTCATAGCCTTTTCCGTTTTCGTAATGTAAATAAGTTGCTCGTTTCATAATTTTATTAATCGTTATTATAGTGTTTTAAATAAGGTAATTCTTTTTTAGTACATCTTTTCACCCAGCTTTTATCTAAAAACTTAATGTATCTAAATTGTCTTAACTCCTCCTTTACTGCTTTCTCTTTAAAACCTCGTCTTTCAAGTTCCTTTTTTTTATTTCTATTGTTATTTGTTATTAAGCTGTTATGATATGTTTCCCCCTCAAAAGTCCAAAAAGTGCTTATGTGTTCCCCATAAAACCTAAATGAACAGGCTTGATAAACTATCCCAAGACCCCCACAACGTTCATCAGCAAAACTTTGTATCCATTTTACAGTTTTATATTTCCCTTTAATGTATTTTATACTATAACTTATCGCTTTACTTTCTGTATTTTTTTTGGCTTTATCATCAAACCACATTCTATTCAGTTCCTTATATTGATTTAATTTTGTTCCAGTAACCAAAGAACCTCCGCTTTGTGGGTTCATAGCATATCCAAACTGTAAACAACCAAGCAACTCCCCATTAATATAACAACCTAAATGTATGTGAGTTGTTGCATCATTACAAACCTTATGTGAATAATGGTTTTTAATTATTATATTTTTGCTTATTTGTTTTGGTATTTCGATAACATAAAAATTATCAGTACCATAACCTATAATGTCTTTATGTCCAAACATAGGGATTTGGTCGCTATAAATATATCCTTTCATATAGTTGTTAAGTAGGTTTTAAAACTTTTATCTATCGCATCTTTTGTAAAAGAACAGTTTTCCATAGAGTTATAATGATAAAATGTAAAATCAATTAGTAGGTTTAATATTTCTTTATTTGACATTGATAAAATCTTCTCGCTTCTTTTTATTTTTTTAAATACAGGTATAATACTACCTCCATTTAATTTCATAGATTTACCGTTTTTATTTAAGTGTTTTATAAGCCTACCATTATATAAATAGTTTTGCCCTAAATACTCAACAACCTCTAAAAGCCTGTTATGGTTCTTGGGTAGTTTACAATTACCTTTTTTTACATCAGCTGTATAACCTAAGAAAATAGAAATTAAAGCTGGAATAGTAAAAAGTTTTCCATAAACATTCTCTGCTTCCTTTAAGCTGTTTGGACTTTTCATAACCTCTAATAAAAACCTCTTATAATCTTTGTTTCCACTACCAGCATAACTCACTATGTAATCAATAACTTTTAAAGATTTACCTCTTGTGTTAAAAGATATAAATGTTTGCCTAGCCTCTTCGTTGTCTTTAACTTGTTTTTCTAAAACATTGATTTTTCTATATTTAAGGCAATCAAAAACAGCACTATATAAATGGTTTCCGTCTGTTAATATTTTAGTTCCGTCTTTGGTTACACATATAAGAACGTCCCTAAGCTGACCGTTTTCAGATACGGCTTCCGACAGGTCTTTAACATTCTTTTCATTCCTCCACCTTTGCCACGTTGGAATAATTACATTTTTAAAATCTTTTTTTGTGTAAATTGTTCTTTTTGTTTTCATTTTGTTTTTGTTTTAATTATTATTATTTTAATTTTGTGCAATATATATATATTCTTTTTAATAAACAATTAATTAACTATTTATTTTTATAGTAATGCTAATATTCTTAAATCTTCTTGTATGTCTTTAATCATTTTTAAAGCGTCTTTATAGTCTTGGTTCTCCATTGCTTCAATAACTATATCTAAGTCATATACAAATCTAATCATTTTAAAATAATTCTGTTTGGTTTACGTTTTGTTTTCTTGTTATTCCTAATACTGTTTCTAATATTGTTTTACCTACTTCGTAATCTACTAGATTTCTTGCTATTTTATCCATTCTTTGACTTCCTTTATATTTAGTAAAATCGTAATCGTGAAATTCAGATAAAACATTAACTTCATTTGCCATACTTGTAAGAGTTCCTTTTAGTTTACGCTCCCCAACGTTATTTGGTAGGTTAAAATTTGTCCAGTATAAATGTCTACCTCTTTTTTGTGCAATTTTTAATGGCTCGTAATAAGGAACTACATTTTCAACAACATAATTTCCTTTAAAGAAAGTTTCTAAAAAAATAATTTCTTCATATAGTTTCATATCTGGGAATTTAAAAATAAAGTTTTCTCTATTTTTTTGTGTAACCCTTACTTTGCTATGAGTTGGACAGGGGGGCGAACTCCATATGAAATCGAACTCTTTAAAATGTTCTAATAAGTATTGATGTGCATCTGCTACAAT